AATAAGTTTCTATGATATTACCATCTTTGTTAATTAAAATTTTGTGAAAATTCCATTTTGGTTTTGCGGATGATCCAAAATTTTCAGTAGCCCATTTATATATTGGATGAGCATTACTGCCTTTTACTTCACTTATTTCTGTTATTGGGAAAGTTATATTAAAATTAAATTCACAAAATTCTTTTACCTCATTATTTGTTTTTTTTTCCTGGTTAAAAGTATTTGAAGGAACAGCTAATACTACAAAATTATTATCTTTATATTTATCCCAAATATATTGTAAATCATCATACTGTTTCGTAAAACCACAGTAACTAGCTGTATTCACTAACAAAACTACATTATCTTTAAATTTGTTTAAAGACAAAAACGTGCCATCTTTAATAATGTATAAGTTATTACATTCTTCCTTAATCTTTTTAAGAATATCTGCATAGTTATTAGGGGCATCTTGTACTTTATTATTATAATATAAAGAAACATTTATTCTATCTAACATTTTATACACAAATATTCTGTTTTTAAAACTATCATCTGCAAATAAAAGCGATTTAAAACTAAATTGTGTTGTATCTCCTTCACCTAAAAATTCATCAACAAGAGTTTCTGCAAAAAGTGCCTCAAATAGTGTGTAGTGTATATATTTTATATCACTTTTATTAATACTAACATTAAAAGACATGTCTTTAACAAGATTGATATCACTTAGATCAGCATCCTCTCCATCTAGACTTTCAGCTAATTCTTTTATCTTGTCTTCATCTGACTTTTTCTCCTTTTGAGGTTCTTTTGGCTCAAATTCAGCTTCACCGCCTTTATCTTCACCACCATCGCCAGCATTACCAGTCTCTTCTGCCGGAGGATCGACGCCCTCAGTATCGCTTTTACCAGATTGCGCTGCTTCTTGCTCACCTGCTTCATCACCTGCACCTGTAGAATCTCTCCCTAAAATTCTTAATAACTTATTAGCATCATCCGATTTATTATCATCAGCATTTTTTATTATTCTTTTAAGTACTACATCTGTATCACCCCGGACCTCAGAAATATAATCATCTGTAACAATTAAATTATAATTTTCTAGAGGCTCATCCTCTTGTATATTAAAAACAGAACATTTAAAAAAGCATATTATATTATTATTTTTAATAAAAATATAGTCTACTATGTAATTTTCTGAAATATTTGTAGGAGAAGCATTTGAAGTAAATAATTTGTAGTCACCATTGCTTTTTAGAATACTATTAAGATCTGTAACTTCACCAGTCTCTTCAGACTCTTCAGCCTCTTCAGCGGTGCGCCGGCGTCTGCGTGGTGGTTCACCAACCAGATCCTCAAATTCAATATGTTTCCCGACGCCCTTGTTTTCATTATTTTCAAAAAGAAAAGATGATAAGCTTGATTCATGAAGTAACGCATCGTCTACCTTGTAAATATTGTTAGCTTGTTCATTAACTTTTTGTGAGTTAAACATAGTAAAGTAAAAGCTAGACTGCAATTTATTCATTTTTTCAACAATAGGCATTGCGAATATAATTAAGTTTCCACCGTTAGTATAATATTCTTTTTTACTGCCTTCTACAGCTGCCAAAGTAAAGAAAGCATGCCCAACCTTGTTAAAGATTTTTATATCTTTACTAGTTGAAATAAGAGAATCTTCTTTAGTAGCATTAATAAAATCAAATCTATACCTACTTCCTTGTATAGTAACGTCTTTTTTCATTATAGCATCAAGAGCGCTTTTATTAGCTTCACCGCCTAATCTACTTATTGCAGTTTGAAAAGCATCATCAATATTTTTGCTAATCTGATTTTTAATAATACTAAAACCAATGTCAGACTCTTTTTCGCTACCTTGCATATCTTTATTTTTGTTGGTAAAAGTTGTCATTTTAGTTTTAATAAAGTTTGTCTGACCTCTAAGCAAAGAAGATATAAAAGCTTCTTTTTCAATTTCTGGCATTAAAAAGAATGCGGCTTTTTCAATTTCCTTTAATTGAATGACAGGTTTTTCATCTTTATTTAAAGTTTTTTGCTTTTTACTTTTTGCTTTTCGAGAAACATTTTTTGCAGCTTTTTTTGCAGCTCTCTTTTTTTCTCGCTGTTTGCTACCTTTTTTTTCAACAACTAAATCGTTGTTTGTTGGGTCTTCAAACAATAACTCTGAAAGGCTTTTGTGATAATTCATTCTTTCACCTTATATTTTATCTACATCTAAATATCTATAGACTATTTTAATTTATTATCTACTAAAATAAACTCTATTAATATTTATCTTGAATATAAGGTGTTCTTAATTACCATATAGGCGGTCGTTCAAATATCATGCAATCTGCGTTTGTATTCTTATTTACATTCTGTACGTTTATTCCTGCCGACTCAAGTATTTCTATACCCTCTAAGTTTCTATACTCTTCAGCGTAAAATACGTTATCTATATTGCTATTTACAATAGCTCTTGCACAGTCAACACAAGGTGATAACGTAATGTACATCTTTTTCTTTTTTGGATTGTTATAATCTAATTTCAATAAAGCATTAATTTCTGCATGAATTAAACCACTACAGCCAGGCTTTTCTGATACGGGTCTATTAGGGCCTCCTTTATAAGAACCGTTATACCCTACTGAAAGTACTTGTGTATTATCTTCAGTAACAACGATAGCGCCTACCTGAAATGTAGGGTGATGGCTTCTTTGTGCAATTGTTTTTGCCATATCCATCCATATTTTATCCCATGTGGGCCTGGTCATATAAGAAATCTTTCTTTCCATGAAGGTATTTTTTCAATTAACTTTAACTTGCCATTCTTCGTCGAAGCTTCTTCTAATGTTACTCTATTCCAAGAATAGTCAAATCCAGTATTTGTTTTTGCCCTTTCACTTTCAGTATTTTTAATCTCATAAATATAAAGAGGTATATCTTCTATATCATCATCTTCATCTAAGAAGATCATTTCTGGCGGCCTTCCTTTGATGGGACTCAAAGAATAATTTATTACTAAATCATCAGTTGACCAAGGAATTGCAAATATTGCTGCGTCATTTCTATATGTCGTTATATAACTACCTTTTTTTAATTCTTTAAGATTTTTTCTACTTCCATGGTAAAAAACTCTATCTTCTATTTGCGGAATATAAGCAAAAGGCTTGACTTGATGTGGAATAACAACTTCAATCCTAGGATCAATATAACCTTCTACAACTTCATCATAATAACTTTTAAAGCTTTTAGAATTTTTATCCCATTCATTTATTGAGCTTTTAAGTCCTGCAAGACCTTTTTTACTTTCTTTTTGTTTATATTCTTTGCCTCCGCAGACTTCAAAAATACAGTCTTTAATGATAGCAGGTGTTAATTTAAAATAATAAATATATCCAGGATACTCTAGTAATGAATTTAAGTCATGAAGCTTTGACCTAGAAGCTAAAGATGCATATAAAAAACTTTTGTTTTTATCGTGATCTTTTAACTTTGAATGATAATGTTTCTTTTCATGACTTTTACGGTCTTTCATGTAATCAGCGCTTCTATTTTTAGCTACTTCATTATAAGTAACAGGTCTTAAATTAGAATAGTAGTCGCTGCTTAAATGAATAAACACTAGGTCTTCTAAGTCAAAGTCTTTTCTTGCTCTAATCTCTATAGGTGTGTTAAGTTTAATCATATGATTAAATATTTGTTAGATTTATATTTTATGACGTTAAAGCAGGATGTGCATGAAATGATCTAGGCTCATACATTCCTTCACCACCAACAACAGGATCATGACCAACTTTTAACTTAGAAAACGTATAATATGCATCTTCACCTGTTTCTGGGCAAACAGCAGGACATATATCAATCTTTGTTGCATAAGGCATCATTGCTTGCATTTCTTCAAAAGGCTTAAAATTAGCACTTAACTGTATTGATGAAACTATTACTGTTATACCTTTTTTAAATACACTTAACAAAGTATCAGCAATACCGTCAATCATAAATGCTTCATCAATAGCAACGACATATTCTAATGGTCTGTCATCTGACAATAGTTCTTTCTCTACAACGTCTAAAACGTCTGATCCTTTGCTAACGCAATAAGCGTTTACAGTAGCTCCGCTATGAGAACAAATTTTTGATTCGCTATATCTATCATCAATTCTAGGCTTAAAAGCTAATACTTTTTTCTTTTGCCTTGAAAACCTATCAATATCAGCAATTAATCTTGATGTTTTTGAACCGTACATAGGGCCTGTATATATTGTAAAAGTTGGAACCATTTTTTCTCCTTTAACTTATATTATATAACATTTTTTTAAAATTATATTGCAATATAATATTTATTATAAAGTCTTTCACGAGGGAAAAATGAGAATATCAAAAACAAAACTAAGATCAATTATTCAAAGTGTTATTTCTGAAACTCACGGTCATCATATGAGCCACGACTCGCACGATATTGATCTTTCAGACTGCAGAAATATTTTAGAATGTTGCAAAAAAATGCTTACTCAATGTCCAGAACTAGGCATTAAAGAAATTGCTCAATGCATTTACGATAAATACTGCCAAGGTGTCTGTAAACCTGAAGAGATTATTGGTTGTATCAATGAATGTTTGATTTGCATTAAGGAAGATCGAGATGCTGAACTTTGTTGTGACTGCGTCGAAGTAATGGTTTGTGTTCTAGATGTTGATCGTTGTGGCGGAACACAAATGACACAAAGTGCCATGCACCATAAAAGAGAAGCTTCTCCTCATTCAGAAGATATGCATGATAATAGATTTCTAGAAAAAGATTATTGTTAAGGGTTAATATGTGCAGATCGGATATTTACAGTTAAATTAATATCCGATTTTTGTATATTCATTGCATTTGCAATATCAAGACAAATAATTCTTAAGAATTCATAATCAGCCCATAATGTTTGTGATACATTTGAGGATCTCATTGTAACATTAACATTTAAAATATTGTCTCGATACAAAGCATGTATTAGAGAAATGCATGAATCATCTGTGTAAATAAATCTTCTTGAGGCAAGAGTTTGATTAGTTACTAAAACTCTTTCGATATTAGTAATTACTTGGTCTCTAATTTTTTCATAATACTCTTTTTCAGGAGGGTATTCTAATACATGCCAGTCTAAAGGCCTTGACTTATTTTCATATGAATATGTTAATTCTGAAAATGTTATGTCTGTTAACTCGTTTTTGCCACTAGAAAAAACAACGTCTCTAACTAAACTAGCTGGATTAGAATTTTCTAGCGTAATTAGTCGCTTTTGGACAATATCAGATATTTCAGATACATGTGTTTTTTCATCGATATCGATTGATAAAATATTAGGAAACATGTTTCTAAAATAAAATTTAGAAATTTTTCTAAACTTATTATTAAGATCAATAGCTGACTGTACTGTTTGCTTATCATCACCTCTAATATCAATTCTATCTTTAATGACTTCATTTTTTGGTAAAAGAATTACATATAGTGTGTTAAAACTTTTAATTTCTTTCCAAAAGTTATTATACCATTTATTAGAGTCTTTTCTTTGATAAAAATCAGAATAAATATACATGCTTAGATTTGATCGATCATGTATATTATATCGATAACTTGTATCTTTATGCAGAACTTCAAAAAGTGTTGATTTTCCGCTACAGTCAGCACCTTCTAAGACAATATTATCAATAATCATTTTTATCCTTTTTTATAATAATAATATTTTAATTTCTAATTTACAAAAAAAAAGCACCGTATGGTGCTTTAAAATTTTTAACTCAATAAGATTTACATATCTACACTAGAATCAGATGGTAGCGATATAGGAGCTTCGCTATCAAGAGGCCCTTCAGTATCACCTAAGTCTACTAGAGACATATCCACTAGATTTGTTTCATAGTCTAATGAAATGTTTAAGTCTATTTGTTCTTCTAGGCTTTGATCTTGTAAGTTTAAAATCTCCATATCAACAACTGACCCGTCCATTGTAACTCTAGGACTATCTTCTTTGTCTTTACAACTAATTGTCAATAAAATAGCAATTAAAATAAAATATTTTTTCATATCAACCTCCACTGTGCAAATTATAAACTTAAATTTGCCTCTTTATATATATCAATACAATTTTATTTTAATTATCTTGCAGTAAACTACCACAAACAAAAACTAAACATCCCATTAGAAACAATTCTACGAAATCAATTTGATTAATTTTGTAGTTAAAGATAAAAAATATAAAACTTAATATGACACAAAGCAAGCCTGATAACTTTAAACCTTTACCTGCAGTTACATAAAATTCTTTGTCTTCCATGATACATTATTATGAGCGTAAGTTTTTTTGTATATCACTCAAAAGCATTAATTAATTTCATCTTTCGAAGTGATGTTGACATACCCCAACTTAAATCATTGTGAACTTCAGATAACCAAAGTGTATAATTAATATCATCTTCAAGGTTACCCCAAACACGGACCCAACCGGTATTATTTTCGTTATCTGTTACTTTGAGACGCATAAAGTCTTTTCCATTCTTGGTCTTTTTCTTAATTGTCTCAAGAATACAAAACCATCCAATACCTTTCTCGCCGCCTGGGATCTTAAATACAGAACCAACGTTTTTCTTTGAAACTTTGTCTACAAAGCTTTGAGGAAAGAGAAGGTCAATTGATGCATCATTAGATAGTTCCATATAGTTCTGGATCTTTTCTGTACGATTCCAATCAATAACATCTTGAACTTCTCCAATTAGTACATCTACAATTGGAACGAGCATTTCGCCATTTTTAATAGCACGTTTTTGCTGCGTTTTTGTTATTCCATAGCGTCCTTTTCGTAACCTATCATAGTTACTAATAATAATTCCTAAAAGCTGTCTGTGATTAAGCAGTGTACTTTCTTTAAACTCTTTTATTGAAGCAAAAGCCTCCATCTTGCAAAGAGTAGTAAATGCTGTTTTATTAAGCTTTGAATGCTTCCACTCGCCGTCGTCTGTAAAGAAAAGATCATCAAGAGACTTATATGGGCGATTTGCAAAGATTTCATCTACAGCTTTATCACCAACACCTTTAAGAGACGTCAAAGGCGGAACAAATGCCTGCAAGTCTTCAGAATAGTGCCAATCAATACCAGAGTGATTAATATCAGCAGGCGCAATTTCATAGCCATATGATTTAATCTCGCTAATAGTTTTTGACATCGCTGAAGGATTGCCATTTTCAGATTGAAGAATCGTTGCAAGCCAATCAGTTTCATAATGTGTATGAAGCCATGCTGCGTAATATGAGTCAATAGCATATGCAACAGCATGTGACTTATTAAACCCATAAACACTAAAGAATTCAATTTCAGACCACAACTTTGAAGATACTTCTTCAGAGACACCATTTAGCTCTTTGGCGCCTTTAATAAACTTATCACGTGCAATAGCTTTTTCAGAACCTTTTGAGTGAAGTGTATCTAGAGATTTCTTAACAAGAGTTTTACGCAACTTATCAGATTCACCAGGATCAAAGCCAGCTAGCTTTTGTGCTAAAAGCATGAATTGCTCTTGAAACGTTACGAATCCAAATGTAGGACCAAGAATTTCTTCGATAATAGGGTGGTCATACTTAATGTTTTCTGCATTCTTCTTAGCTTTAACATACTTTCTATGAACATTTGCTTTAAGCGGCCCAGGTCGATAAATTGCTGTTAACGCTGCTAGCTCTTCAATTGAATCAGGCTTTGCTTCAAGCGCGAACTTTCTAGCGCCAGCTGCTGTAAACTGGAAGACACCTGTAAATCTTGCGTTATGATAGACATGTTCCCAGACCTTAGGGTCGTCTTGTTTAAGAAATCTACAATTTAAATGTTTGTCAAAGAAATCTTTTGCCTCTAAGAATGTAGGATTAGGATTACCTTGTTTTTTAAGAATACGATAAATACAGTTTTCTACGTCTTTTAGCAGAGTCAATCCAAGAAAGTCAAACTTAAGAAAGCCATTATCTTCAAGATTTCTAAAGTTCATGCCTTCAGTCCAAGGTGTTTGCAAGTCACCTCGAACTCCAATGATTGGCATTGACTCCTGCAGGTCTTTTGGGTCGCCTACAATAACACCTCCTGCGTGACGACCAACAGACCTATTTTGCATAAATAATGTTGCAACGTGCTCACCAACTTCAGGATATTTTTCCATAAATTCTCGATATGCAGGCGAATACTTCATACAATCTTCATGTTTAAGTACAAATACAGACTTTTCTTGGTTTTCATCGCGGGCCAATGCCATTACTTCTTCTTGGAGAGGCCCTGTTAGTTTATTTACCTCATCAAAAGGAACACCATGAAACTTAGATATATCTTTAATGAGAGACTTAAGTTTAAGAGTGTTAAAGTTAGATACAGGTATAACAGCATCATCACCATAAAGATCACGTGCTGCATTGATTAGTTCATCACGATCACCTGCATCTGTATCAATATCAGGCCAAGAAACACGATGTCGTCCTAGAAAGCGAGACCATAGAAGGTTATAAGGAATAGGATCAAGCTGTGTAATACCGAGCAAATAATTTACAAGAGATCCACCTCCGCTGCCACGAGCAGGGCCAAACAAAGTTTTTGTTTCTGCTTTTTTGAAGATCTCATACATTGTAATAAAGTACGATTCATGTCCGAGATACTTAATGTCAGATAACTCTTCCTTTGCTCTATCAACATAAACCTTATTATCAGCTAATCCTTCACGAATAAGTGCTTCTTTGACTAGGTCTGATAAGTGCTTAAATGGCGTTTTTCCTGTCACAACAACTTTAGGTAGCTTAGCATCTGTATCTACCCAAGTATCTTCGCACTCGTTCCAGACAATATCATGTGTTCTTTCAATAGAACTTTTAACTAGTTCTTCGTTGCCTTTATAGAAATCGTGGTTACAGTAACCAAGCTTAAATTCGTCCCACATTTGAGATGCATTTTTAGGAAACAACTCACATTGCAATTCTTCATATTGCGGAAGAGTCATACCGTCACGTTTACCAAGCCAACCAAGCTTTTTATACAACTCGCGTGCCTGCCATTTATCCTTTGTCGGGTAATGAGAGTCTGCTGTTGAAATAAGAGGTATACCTGTTAGTTTATGGTGTTCGATAAGATAATCATTAACTACATGCTGTTTGTCAATTTTATTAAACTGCAGTTCTAGATGAAAGTTGTCGCCTACACAATCAAGAAAACGATCAGAAAGATACGTTAGTTCATGTTGAATCTTTTCTCTTGACTGACCATGAGCTACACCTCGAAGAATACGATTTGAATAGATGCCGCCTAAACATGCAGTTGAAACATGAAGACCTTCACCATGCTCTTTTAACATTTCAAAGTCAATACGAGGATAACGATAAAAACCATATTTATATGATTTTTTAACAAGTGTAAATAGATTAGCTAATCCTTTAGCATTTTTTGCAATACCAACAAGATGATAGCGTCTTTTCCACTCATCTTTTAAAATATCAATGCTTTTGGTTTCATCTTCATCCTCTACAACATGGCCACCGGCCTCATCATCAGCGCTAATATCAGTTTTTTCTTTTGCTTTCTTTTCAGCAGCAGCAGATGTTTTAGCATCTTTAATTGCTTGACGATGTGCTGCATATTCTTCTGTCCATTGTTTGAGTGAAGGAACAAAATAAAACTCAACGCCATAAAGCTGACGATAGTTTCTGCCTTGCTTTTGAAGTTTAACTGCATGCGAATGTGCATGAGCAAGACCATTACCATTACCGTGGTCAGTAAGTGCCCATGCATCCATGCCTTGCGATTCAGAAGTAATAAAGTTAATATGATCGTCAGGATAGCCTAGACCATCAAAAGTTGAAAAGTGTGAGTGTGCATGAAGGCCAACAAATCTTGTTGGAGGCTTAATTAAATCAATTGACAATTTATCACCTTTCTATGTTTTATATATTATATACACGTTAATTCATATTTACAATATAGAGAATAATAAAGGTTAAAATATGAACAGAAAAGAATTTACTAATCTTCTTCTTGAATGGCGAAAAAACTTTGTCAATGAAAGAACATTTGCAAGCTTTCCTATTTCTAGCTTAGGAACAGAAATACCTAGCAGAGATATCGAAACACTGAAGTCTATAGACTTTCCCGTTCACATGCTTAGCGTTCCACTACCTATACGTGATGACTTTGGAAGAGAGTCTACAAGTAAAAACTTAGTCGGTGAATATGAGAAAAATGAGACAAATTATAACAAAGTTAGAGATCTTTTAGTCCAAGGAGTTTTAAAAGGTAAAAAAGAAAATGTTTTTTTACATCTAAGCAATCATGAAATTCCAGATCACTTAGAGCCATATGAAGATGCAGCTGAAGATGCTATAGAAAGTGCTACTTCTCAAGAAACAATTGACAATCTAATTCAGTTTTTTGAAGATAACAAGTTTTTGCTTAATGATGATCTTCCTTTGTTTATATTTCGAACAAATCTCTCGGAAGGGGCGCAAGATGCGGATGGTGGAACTTATATGATAAGTCAACTCCCGCCAGAAATATCAGATATGCTAGTAAAGTGGACATTTTCTCATGACTTTTTTCATCAAATTGAAGAGTTAGGGGGAACAGGAGAGTTAATAAATAAGAATTATGATGATTTTTATGTAGATACGTTTAAATATATTAAAGTTCCGGGCTTAGAACTATCTACTGGTAACTTTGATAATATTCCTTCTGTTATACCTTTTGTTGTCTTTAAAGACGACGACTTTATAAAAGAATTTGTTAGAAAAAATCATTATAAACAGAGTGACTTTAAAAAGAAACTTGAAGAGAAATTTATTGAATCTAGCGTAAACTACAAAGAAATGGTAGAAATTTCAAATATGTCTAGTGATGAATTTTCAAGCATGATTAATAAAAGAGCTGAAGATGTTGTACAACTTGTTAAGATTTATAGAGAATCCTTAGAGAAGTTTTTTAACTCGCTTAATAATAAAATTGTTTTTATTACAACATGACTATTTACAATATAGAGAATTATAAAGGTTAAAACATGAACAGAAAAGAATTTACTAGTCTTCTTATCGAATGGCGAAAAAACTTTATTCATGAAAGAGCAGAGCCTGGTTTAAGCAAATATATAAAATCAAAATTTCCTATAGATATTGTTTTTATAAACAGAAAGATAACATTAAAAGACTATATTGATTTTTTAGCTAAGAGCGGTGAGTCTTTAGGCGACAAAGCAGAAGTAAATACATTTTATGCAGGATTTGAAGACATGCCTGTATCTTTATCTTTTAAGAAGTCAGAAAGCTTTAAAAAATTTATTCTTGAAGAAGATAAAAATCAAAAGCTGTTTTATAACGAAGCAAACAAAAATCAGTTTTTAAATACTACTATCAACAAAGACATGTGTCTTCTTTTACCTTCAACTTGGGGTCAAAATATTACTCCTCAAAGTGGAGCTAGCAATCTTAATTGGCAAATTCATGATTTATTTCACTGCTTTTTTCATATGAGTCATGGTTCTAGCTTTTATAGCGACGAAAATCCTGTTTTCGACGACATGGAGTTTGAAGAAAAGAACGACATTGTTCCTTACGAATCTGAAACTGTAGGTTTTGTTGGTAGGGAACTTTTAGATTGGTTAGTAAGTATTAATTTTACTCCAGAGACTAATACTTCTGATGTTACTCCAAGTCTTTTTGCTTGGTGCGTTTTAAAACTTCCTCGTCAAGTTGAGATTGCAAAAGAGATAATAGACTATCAAGATTTATCAATAAAAGCAAAATCTGCATTGCAACAAATGCACAAGATTTCATACAATGCAATGGACATACTTATGAGAGACTTTGAAGGCAAGTTTATTTATCTATCAATCGCTAGCTAATGACTACACATATATTTACAATATAGAGAATTATAAAGGTTAAAATATGAATAGAAAAGAATTTACTAATCTACTTCTCGAATGGCGCAATAGCCTTTTACTTGAAGTTAAGGCTAAAGATTTTAAAAGAGATTTAGTTCCTGACATAGTATCTGAAGATGACTATTTTAATTTTATATTTAATGACAAAAAAGGAAAGTTTAAAAAGCCTTTTACAGATAACTTATATTTACAAATAGTTTATAATTCTTATATGGCAGGACAAAATCATTCAATTCAAGACTTTATAGAATTATATGACATTGCTAAACAACAAATTATTGATCCATTTTTAATGCAAGGTTCATTGGAAATTAGAGTCCCAGGTGAAGATGATGTATTAATAAAAACATTAGAAGACAAGACATATAATGATATTGAAAGCTATATAAGACTTAAAAGTAGCTCGTCTGGTAAATCAAGTTCATATAAAAAATGCTTAGAAGAAAGATCTAACAATCATCATTTTGAAATTATTTTTTCAAACGAAGACTGGGTTGTTACGTACCCTAAGACACAAATTGGATCAATTTCTTTAGCTAGATCTTATTGGGACGGATCTAAATTAGCGTATGACGAAACATTTGACCCTAGCATTCCTAGGGGAGAAAAAACTGGCGTAATGAACTGGTGCACTTCAGTATCTGGCACTACTAATATGTTTATAAATTATCATATTAAAATGAATCTTCACATGTATTATATAATTAAAAAAAATACAAGTCCAGACGATCAATATAGAAAATTATGTCTAAGTTTTCTAAAAAAATCAAATAGAGTACAATATTATACTGGGCATGCTTCTGTAGATGGAAATAATGATCCTGTCAAAGAAGAAATTGCATTTTCTATATTAGGAGAAGAATTTAAAAAAGTTATCTATAGTGATGCAAGTTCTGACGTTAGAATTGAAATTGACCCTATAGCTTACTATAAGTCTATTTCTTTTGAACAGTACTTAATTTTAAGAAGAGCAAATGAAGAAAATATTGACGACTTTATTACAGAAGCTGCTCATATATCCCGTTATTCAAAAGATAAAGAAAAAATTATAGAAAATATGTCAAAAGAAAAAAATTACAAATTCTTAAAAGAAATTATATTTAATAGACATTTTTATCTAGATATGGATTCTTCAATTAGAGCATTAGAAAGTTTAGTTGAAGCAGGAACAGAACAAGAAATATTGTCATTATTTTTTAGAATAAAAAACTTGCCTTTTATTAATGCTGGTATTCTTAAGAAATCATTTATGAAAATATATAAAATCATTAATGCAAGAAAACTTAACCTACAATTTACATTTGATTATTTTGAAGATGACAAGTTTACAAGTGTATTTAAAGAAAATGAAATAAGAGAAATAGTTAATTTTTATTTTGGAAAGCCAGACTATACTGACGCTGTTTATAAAATTTTACTTTGGAAAAATGTTTCTGATGATGTCATAAAAAGGGTTATTTTAGAAAGATTTTATAAAAATAAATTAACTATAGCAACTCTTTATGACATGTCAAAAAAGTCTAGTTCAACATTTTTATTAAATTACATTATGGAAAATGACCTTTCATATGCACCTCGCATAGAAGATACGCATATTAAACAAATAAAAACATTAGCTGCATTAAATAAAAAATGTTCAAAACAATACTTTGATAATTTAATAAAAACTTTAAACTTTACAGATTTAGAATTAAAAACAAACAACTCTAAATATGTAAAAGAAGATAGCAATACTGATGAAATTTCTGTAGATTTATATCCGGGGTTTCATAATGAAATTTTTGTTAATCTTAACAAAACATATCATATCTATGATACTCATGATCTTGTAAAATTTATATTACGCAATAGAAACTGTACTTTAGATACAATTAGTCATTGGGAAGCTAAATTGTCATCTGTATATAAAGTTGTTATTAATGAAGATATTTCTTATGGTTTATATGATAATGAAGATGAAATATATGAAAAATATCCTCATTTAAAAGAAATCTTTAAATCTTTAATTAATGATAGTGTTTTAAGGCAATATATTAATCTATTAGTTAATTAAACAACATATCTTTCGTCATCTCTTTCATTATGTTCTTGATATGATAACCATTTTGTCCCCGCGTAGTCTCTAAACTCTAAATGAGGTATAACCCAGAAAAGCTGCCTGCTTCTAAGATCTTTGTAGAAAGCCCTCATAAAGACAACTTCAATATTTACACCATGATCTCTTTTTAGTAAAGCTGCAGCAGCTAAGTTAGCATCATACTTAGAGTCTCTTCTTTTAGCCTTTGTTTCAATATATTTGTCTTCTTCAGGCAAATAAAAGTCTGGAGTATAAGATCTTATATAACCATCCATTTCAAACTGAAATGTTTTGTGTTCGTAAATCCATTTTTTATTTGTCCAGTTGCAGTATCTTGCAAAATCTGCCTCTAAAGCACTCTTGAAAAAGTAGTTTTCAGGCAAGTCTCTTCTGTAACCGGCCCTTGTTGTTCTAGGCATAGATATCTGTCCTGAAGATTGCGCATAGTTTCTACAAGTTTTAGAACAATGCTTTGTTTCTCTACCTTTTGGCCTTGTAAATTCTTTTTTGCAAACAGGACAATTCTTTTTTACAGTGTCAAGTTTAATATCTGAAATATAACAGCTTTTTTGACAAAATATTTGATCAGAAGTCTCTTTGACAAAGAAAATACTGCTACAAGTTTTACATTTTCTACTTACAAGCGGGATTTTTTTTGATTCATTAATCCCTCTGTTTCTACATGTTACTGAACAGTATTTGCTTTTTTCTGCTCTTTTAGGGCTTACTTTGTATTCTTTACCACATGTTTGACAATTTTTCAAAACCGGCATAAATCCTCCTTTTATTATATCTAGGGGATTCACACCATTTTTTAATCCCAGTTTTAAACTTTAGGAAAATGACTTTCTAAATTAAAACCTTTTTCTTTTGCACTTTCTAAATGATGTAGAGGATTATAGCCATCAGCAAGATTTGTATTAAAACTATTCCAGACTTCCTGTATTCCATCACGGAGTGTATATTTTGGCTGCCAGTTTGTTTGATTACGAATCTTTCTAGATGAAAGTCTATGGTTACCTAGGTAGTCAGTTTGAGGCTGCCAGTCAAAAACGTCCTGCATGTTTAAGCCAGAAATTTCTTGCATAATATTAACAATATCTTTTGTTACATAAGGCGTCTCTGCAGCAATATTAAAGTCATCTTGCCAAATATTGCTGTCAATAATAGACATTACACCGTCACAAAAGTCTTCTACAAATAAATAATCTTTAATTTTAGCAGGATCAAGAAACATTTTAATATTTGTTTTATTATTAAGCGCTGAATATAACCCTTTTGCAATAAGTGAATTCATGTCTCCAATGCCGCCGAAAGCAAACAAAGGTCTAACAATACTCCATTTTTCACACATACCTTTAATAATGTCTTCTGCAGATACCTTTTGACATCCATAAAGAGTAGTTGGTTTTCTAGTTGATCTTTCGACAATTTCTTGTTCTTGATAATTAGCTGTATCATAAATAACTGTTGTACCTACATAACATACACCAACATCACAAGCGTTTGCTGCTCGAACAATATTGTGTGTTCCTGCAACATTACTTAGAGTAGAGTCAGTAGAGTTTAATGCTACAACATCTGTACCTACTACAGCAGCATTGTGGATAACAACGTCAATATCCAGATCATAAAAAGCTCTAATCCATGTTTGCTCGCTATTGTTATAAACACAAGGCTCATCAGTTCTTGGTCTTCTGATGAGAAAGTTTTTATATTCATTTAACGAAACAAACTCATGTCCGAATTTTTCAATAGACTTAGGTAAGTTTCTTCCAATAAAACCACTTTCACCAGTAATAGCAATTTTCATTTATTTTCCTTTTATTTGACTACTCAATTGCAAGATTGTAAGGTTCAACATGAAGTACGTTATCTCCAAAGCACCTACTCATATATTCATTTAACTGTTCCATGCTTGTGCAAACTTTAATACCACTCCTAGCTAGCATAAGATTAAATTTAGCATTAGGGGGCAATCCTGCGCAGTAATAAATAATAGGCTTGTTATGGGCGTGTGCGTAACCGGCTTCCCAAATTGTTCCAATATCTTTATCTCTTGTATTAACAAAAACAAAGTCAGAAGTTTCAATATGATAAAGATTACCTTCAAACGTCTGTTCTTGCACTTCTTTAGTCGCATCTGGAGGACAAACAAAAATTTGCCTCGGCGCCGTCATATCAATTAATTCAAGATTGCCAAAGTATTCTTCTAACTCATCTAGCTCTTTTGAAGCTTCTGGTGAAAACCAACCACTTGCAAGATACATTTTCCATTTTCTATCGTTAGACATTCTAATCATTTCTGTCATATTAAACGTTTTCCTCATTTAAAGTTGATCTAATTTCATCAATTGCTATAACGTCAGCATTCCACATCTGTGTAAATTTCTTTTCAAAAGGAACACCATTTGTCCCATTAAGCGCTTCTCGTCGACAAGGATAAATTGTATCTTCTTCATGATATTCAAAAGAATCATTTTTTGGTTCAGGCTGATAAAGATTGGTTCCTTTGCTCGTCCAAATATTGCCTTCTTTTACTCGAAATGTTTTAATATAGTGAAGATCAGGCCGCCCAAAGTCAAGAACAGTTGAAAACTCCGGGATTTTTTCGCAAATAAGTCGAGCCATTTGTGTTGCAAGAATATTATCAACTTCTGGTTGGATTTGTACATCTTGTCGTTGTCGAACAAGACCGATTAAATCTTTAATATTAAACCTTGCATAATAAAAAGATGTAAGACATTTAGGTAGAATGACTCGCGCATCCATCATAGAAATAGTCTTAGAATCAACCATGTCTGCGTAAAGTTGCTTGCTTTGTTCTACGAGACTTTGATACCTTTCATAAAATTCAGGTGAGTTTTCAATAGCTTCAGGGACTACTGCATGATCATCACGAAGGTCTCTATCACCAGTGCATTGTGCAGCAAATGAGCCTGCTCGATGCCGGATAAGATGTGTTACTGTTTGAAGAGAAATACCACTAATTCTAAATGTAAATCCAAGGCACTCCATAGGAGTCGGAAGAGCTCTAAAGTTAAGTACATCAATAAGATTAAGAGACTTATCACGTGTAGAAACATTATCAGGAGAAGATTGATAAGGATCGTCTGCCCACGTAGCTTTCGTGTAACACCATGCGACGTTATGTGCCTGTTCTCTTGTTGGAGAGTCAATTAATTCTACTTTCAGCGCATCTAAGTTATTAGTAAACGTTGTATTGCAAGTTTGTCCAAATTTAAGGTCCATAGGCAATGTAATAGGATTGATATTGTTATTAAGTGGCATAAACTTTCCTTTTTAATTATTAATATTTTATTTTAATTTAAACTTATTTACAATTATTTTTTTTAAAATTTTTTGCTAAACCTAATACCATAGAAGACATATTGTCAATTGATACGTCATGCAATAGCTGAAATGATTTTGGGTCTGTTTTTATTGCTAAGTGTTTATTATATTCGTAATAGGGCATAACTACGTTTACATTATGTGAGACGTATTCTTCAACATGTTTAGGAGAATCATCAATTGCAAAAGCAAATCTTCCGTTTATGTAAAAGTCTTGTTTTGCTAACCAAATATATTTCTCTTGAGCAAAATTTAATTTGTCAAAATACAAGTTATTGTCTAATAAAGACTGATGGGTTTGATACTTGCATTTTAAATTTTCTTCTGGTCTACTAGTTAATAATTGAATTTCAAAACCTAGATCTTTTAGACTATCTAACATTTCTTTTGAATTACTTAACGCAGGAATATTAAGTAATTCATTTTTGCTCATAAACTCTTCAAAAACACTTTCTGGGCTTAAACCAATTTCTTTAACTGCAATTGAAGAATAATATTGCGTTGAGTCTCTATCAATTTTAACGTTATATTGTCTTTCTAACCAATCATTAAAATATTCTCTAAATCCTAAAAGAACATCATCAATATCTACAACTACCACAGGTTTAGTGCTGTCTTTTAACTTCCACGTTTCAATTTTTTTATGAAGATAATTATCTTTATGACAAAAAGCCTCTAAAAATTCATCTTCAGAAATGTCATTAAGATTTATAACTGCTAACAAGTATCTGAATGCATTTATGCTTTTATAAAGAACACTTCCTTTGTCAACTTCAGGCTCTTTCCTGTCATAGTATTTATAGTTTGTAGAAGAAACTATTTTTGAAACTTCATTGTGAAGTGCAAGACATAGTGTCTTTAGCATTTCTTCTTTTTCTTTAGAAGACATTTCCTTTTTATTGTAAAAATATTTTGAAAATTCTTCTTGCAAAGATAAATATTTTTTTAATTCCATTTTAACCTCATGTGGAATTATAATTATTTTTTTTAAATATTACAATTTTTTTTATATCTAAGATTCTTTATTAATCTCTTTTTTTATAATTTTTAAAACATTTTTTTTTGTATTTTTATCTGCAATCATATTAACTGCTGTATGTTTAAAAATCTGAAATGGCTTTATCTCATGATACTTGTTATAATAATAAAAGTAAGACAATATTCTATTAGCTTTTGAATATTCTTCTTCTTGAAATATTGACTTTTTCTTATATATCAATGCATCTTTTGCATTTAATATTTCTTTAGCAAAGTTTGCCATAAAAGAAGCTTTAAATCTTAAGTAGTCTTGTATATTTAAATTATACATACAATTAGAAATTATAATTCCGTCATCTAAGTCGTCAATTTCAGGCGTGACATCAGTATTTAAGACATAATAAAAAGTATTATTTACTTCTCTATACTTGTTTGAATTTTTAAAACAAATACAGATTTCTACAGACATATCAGTTGTATAAAATATAGTTTTATTATTATTGTGATTTAAATTACCACTTTTTTCAAATAAAATTTGTTTATCTTTATGAATAGAAAACACTATTTCATCATAGTTTATATAGACAGTTGTTTCAAAAGTATCTAGAATACCAAGAAAATTTAAAATATGTTCTTCTATGTTTTTTTCATATAACGCAATAAAATGTTCAATATCTTCATCTATTGCGTTATTCATATTTAATAGCCGCTGTCTAGTCTTTTTTTAATTATTTCATGCTTATTTAAAAAAGCTTTAAAGAATCTATCATTATCTACACCACATAAAACTAAAAGAGTTAAAAAATAGTTAAAAGCATCAACAATTTCCTCTAAAAATTCTTCTTGATCAATATCAGGCATATCAGATGATCTATGCGGTTTCCAGTTTTTTAAATGACCTAAAGCTTCAAACATTTCTTCAACACCATTTAGTGCAGTTTGACGAAGAAGTTTTTGAGAATCTTTTTTTGTAATGTCAATTGGCCAAGCATCTGGGTAAGAGTCAGGAAATTTTTCTCTAATTAATCTCATGAACTCTTCTCTACAACTAAAAATAATATCTAGCTTGTCAGTCACTTTAAAATTTCCTTATTCAGATTAGCTGCTAGATTCTTTCTTAACACCTTCAGCAATAATTTTTTCTAAGTTTTGTTGGAATGTTGACAAATAATCTTCGTCAATACATAAGACACCTTCAATCTCAACTAACTCTAGCATTCTAAAATTATCTGTAATATCTGTTCCAGTCATAATAGCTATTTGTAATAGTTTAACTACGTGGGCAATTGTATCATCACTTAACTTCATTTTTTCTCCTAAACAATAATTGGTTTTTTAATAGTTCTTGCTGCTATTTGCTCATTATCGTGATCAATAAGTTTTGCTAAATCCAGGTTTTCTGTTGTTTTAAGCATTTGTAAAATTTGCATCATTGCATCAGAATCAGAAGGATTTGGATTTTTTTTATTAATATATTTAGAAATGTAAGAAATGTTTAATTCAATT